TGCATTATGCGAACCCTTGGATTTTTCCCCTGGGGCCGTGTACCCTACATTTCAGCACTAAAAAGCATAACTACGCTAAATGACTATTTAGAATAGTTATATGTGTGCTTCTCTCAGGTACCAAATTCTGCTGCTGCAGCTCAACCTGGTTAAGTTATCCGGTACCAATCAGATCGGCGCGTCAACCAAGCGCGGCGTCAGGAACAATACCAGCTCGGTCTGCGTCTTCACCGTCGACGTGCTGTTGAACAGCCATTTCAAGCCCGGGATCTGCCCGAAGAACGGCACGCTACGAACCGTCGTGCTGTTCGTGTCCGAGTACACGCCTCCCAGCGCAACCGTTTTGCCGAAGCCCGAGAACACACGCGACGTCAGCGACGTGGTATTGATCGGCGGCACGCCGTTCAGCGCGTTGGCAAAGTCAGGCTCATCCTTCGACAAGATCACGTCCAGCAGCACGCCGTTGTCGTTTACCTGCGGCATCACATCGAGCGACAGCGCGGCTTCTTTGAACGACACGGACGTTGCGCCGTCACCAGCCGATTGCTGGTACGGGACCTGAGAACCTTTGATGATCTTGGCTTGATGACGATCAGTCGTGTAAACGCGCGGGCTGGAGATCACACGGCCCATGCCGGCCTGCTCCATGGCGTTCAATTCGGCGTCGAGGTTGAACGACCTGGACGTTATACCGAAGCCGGCGATCGCGGCCGGCGTCAGGCCCAGCGGCACGCTACCAACCAGAGTGCCAGCGCCGCTGCCGACAGATCCCGACCATTGAACGCCGAGGTTTTTTGAATAAGAGCGATCAACTTCAACAATGCGCGCCTCAATCATGACCTGTTTACGCGAGTAATCGACAGCATTCAGATAAGTGCGCAGATCAGCAAGGCGCTCGTCACTCATGCGCGCAACGACAACAGATGAGCCTTCTTCGGCGTTCAAGCTTTCGCCCTGGTCGAGCGGAAAAGCTTTAATTGCATCTGCTGATGGAATGTTGCGAACCTTCAATACAGTGACCTTGTACGACGGCGCAGACGCAACGACTTGACCGGGGGCACCCGAATAAGAGCTGTAACTGTTCTGCATGCCTTCGGGCTGGGGATATCCACTAACGCGCAGATATTTGCCCTCGACGGTGTAAAGAAGCCCCCGAGGCCCGGTTACAAACTCGATTGCTTCATCCCACGACACATCCTTCATTCGCATCGACAGCGAGCCTCTGACGCCTTCGCCAAGGACAAGGTTTAGCCCGCGATAGTCGGCCAGCAACTGCAAGGCATCAGTAACTTGGATTGTCTGGAAATCGAATGTCAGCGACTGAGGAGCATCGTCGGCATTGGCACTGCACAAAAAAGCCGACAACAGGACGGCCCCTAAGAATCGCTGTAGAACTTTCATATCAGCCCCCTACCCCAATTAATCCATTAACAACGCTCGGCTTGCGCATCGCCCAGCTAGTAATCCTTGAGCCGTCAACATCACAGTAAGTCTCTGTGAAGTCCTCACTGTAACGGCAGTGCCTAAATGAAACATACCGTGTATTGCCGTTAACATCTGAAACAACGGCTAACGCTTCCGATACACCCCTATAATTCGGATCAGGCTTTGACGGATGGACAAAGCCAACAAGGCGCCAAGTGGTTGAAATGGGAGGATCTACCGGCTTTCTAGGAATTGCAGCCTGTTGAGCGGCCTGCGGTGTTGGCTTGCTTTTGCTTGTGCCCGGTGACAAAAAACCAGAAACAAAATAGATACCGACAACTAGACATACAAAGCCACCGACTAAATAGCCCCAAAGGCTATATGAACGCAGATAGCTTGCGCGTCCATCAGCAGAGGATTCATCACCAACCTCCCCTGTGCTTGATTTAGTAGCGGAGCTGTAATGACTGTAGATTTCCTTCTTAAACGTACCGCCAGTCACACGAATTAATTTCGTCTTTGGTGGAGAGTCACCTGTGACGTAGCCGTTGTAGATTTCAACCTTATAGGCTCGCTTACTCATCTTGCGAATTCGATAAGTGCTCTCAATGAGCAGGCGAACCCAGCTAGAGATCTGCGCTAAGTCTTGCGTGACCAGGACGAACCGCATCGAGTTGTTTTTACCATCAACTCGATGACGATGCTCGGCTAGGAGTGACTTGTCAGTAAGCCGGGCGTGATTGCTATTAACACCAGCAGGCCAGCGACGCCAACACTCGTCAATAATTGCCACGCAGCCAGCGGGAAGCAGATCCGATAAATCATCTGATTCATGCCAGTCTTCCGGTAGTTGCGTGATGTTACCGCCAAATTCAGCAAGCAATGAATCAGCGTTAAGCGGTATGTTAGTGACAACATGGCGACCTTGCTTAAGCGAAGGAATCACCACGTGCTCAACAGTGCCGTAGCTTTTGCCATGGCCGGGTTTTCCAACATAAGCATGGATAGCCATATCTCACCCAATACCCGGAATGCGACGAATAAAGAAGCGGAGCGTATATGCACTTAGTATGGAAACTATGCCCATTGGCACCTGACACATATTCATAAAGAACCAAACGCTCTGAGGGATTTGAGCAAAAAGACTTTCGCTAGTCTGAATCATCCCAACAACAACGTTGGAACTCATTAGCCCTAAAAGAGCCTCCCAGAACCAAGTGGCGGTCTGGAGAATGAGATCTACAAGAAATTGCATCCCATCCTTGAGAATGTCTAAAAACCAATCTGCAAATGAGCTAAGCATATAGATGCCTCCCTATGCTGAAAGAACTATGCGCAGAGAAAGCAGTCCCCATCCAGCCATAAATACGGTGGTGAAGATTGCAGCGAGATCAGAGTTATTGTAAATGTCGCAATGCGAGCTGATAACAACCGTCACAAACGATAGTTCGATAACTGGTGTTGGGCACGCAGCGCCGACGCCTGTAGTAAGAAGTGTTTGTTTAAGTTGATTTACCGCGCTGCCAAAACCAGAGTCATTAAAGCTAGTCTCAAGAGTAGTCACGAACTGCTGATATTTAAGTTGGTTTTTTTCATCCTCCAACACGTCCTTTGCGTTTAGTTTGCCTGGAGCAACGAAATCAGGCTCAGTGTCACCGCCGGAACCATCAGACCCATCACTGTCACCATCGCCGCCAGAACCGCCTGTGCCCCCGTCCCCGCCGCTGCCGCCATCACCTCCGGTGCCAGAATCGCCCCCATCATCGCCACCGCCGCCAGTACCAGTTCCACCGCTGAGGGAGTCACCAGTTGCTGGAGCCTTGTACCCCGATTCAGACGTACACGACGGGCTAGCCGAATTAAGGCCAACAACGAAGTTGCAAAAGCCAGTGTCTGTAGAGCCTGTAACGCGGTAACAGGTACTGATAGATGCCGAACTTGCAAGGTAAGAACATGAATTATGGCAAATATCATCAGTAACAGAGCCAACCGAGAATAGGACAAAGTATTTGTCTCCTGCTTTAGTGACACCGACATTGTCACTCCTTGACTCAAGTGTTTCAGGGCAAGAAGCACTGGCATCTTGAGCAGCAGCAACAGTATTGGAAAACTGACTTGATCCGATATAAAAGGTATACCTGCAGGAATACTCCTTGCCGCTTGGGGTGCATTCAGTCAAAGCATAGGGCGCCCTACTGGGGTTCTTTTTTTCTATTTCTTTGATATAAGCAGTGGCCAAAGCCTCGGGCGTTTGTTGCGAACCAGCTGCTTTACACTCTTGAGGATTGGTAGTGGACATAAAGGGTTCGCCACAAACCCAGCCAGCGTGCGCACCAGTGGAAAGAAGCAATGAAACCAACAGTAGCGGAAAAGTGCGAATAATGGCTTTCATGTTATATCCCCGCAAAAGCAGCGAAGGCGCAGCCACCACCAAAGCAGAAGAACGCAAAAGCATAGAGATCAACCATATATCCCCCCGAATTACAGGCAAAAAAAGGGCGTCCGAAGACGCCCCGGCGTAAGTAGCTATTAACTTACGCGCTCTTAACCATGCCAATTACGATCTTGACGCCCTTGATAGCAGCGTACATACCGATAACAGCGGCGCCGATAGCCAGCGCGCCGGTTGCGACGGTGCTGAAATCGAGAGAGCTGGTCAGAGTGCTGTAATCGACCGGATCGGCGGCGAAGACGGCAGGAGCAGTAACAGCAACAGCAGCAGTGGCGAACAGTTTTTTCAACATGGGTATATCCCTATATGGTTTTGACAAAGTTTACTAACGCCCGAATTCCAATCGTCACCACCAGGACAGAGGCGACAACAAAGAATCCGGCCCCAAACGCTTGCCCCATAGCAACTGGGTCAAGCTGTGAGACGTCAAAGGGAGGCGTATACGGCGCTACCTCCCATTGGGTGGAACAAACAGGTATGCCACCCTCGGTGCTTATGTCGCCTGGACAATAGAGGGTGGCGGCCATTACGAAGCCTTAGCCTGCGCAGGCTGGGTATTCACGCGACGGCCTTGACGCGGGTCAATCTCGAACACGGCGCGACCATCCTTGATACTGCCTTTAATGTCGCACTCGTAAGTACCGGGCTGCGGAACTTCAGAAGGCGTAGCGGCGTAGAAATCAGCCTGCTGCGGGTACGGGATGTTCGGCAGGTGCACAAAGCAGGTGTACATGCAATACGGGTTGCCCTTGCCGGAAGTTCCGGAACGATGGACGCCGGTCACTTCAACGGTAATAGCATTTACATTCGACATAGTGTTGCCCTCTTCCATTATTGGCTGCCGGTAACTTATGCCCGGCTTACATTGTGCCCATATGGGCGGAATCAATTGTGTAACCCATCCACTCTGCAAGCGATGGAGTTCCGCGAGTATCACTCTCAAGGAACCATTGTTTTTCAGGCTTGGCGCCCTGCTCTTTTCGCACCTCAAGCTCTGCCATGGTCTGAGCAACTTGCTCAGTAAGAACAGGGTTCATCAACGCTTTAATTTGACGCTGTTGTTCTAGGGCGCGGCGTTGCCCTGGTGAAATCTGTGCACCCTGAAAGCTGACAGTTTTCATGCAGCCACCAAGTGCAGATGGCTTGGGCGGCGATACCAAGACGGCATAGGAAGCGCCGACTTCGTTACTTCGCGGCACTGGCGAACGAATACAGGCGCAAAGCGCGAGGTATCGCAGGCGTTACGGATGTTGATGCCGATCTTATTCAAGCGAGCGGCGTGAGTTTCAAAGGCGCGCTGGGAAAGCCCGTGAGCGCTGCCGTGCATCCATATCATCGCCTGAGCAGCAGTAGCATTTGCGGCTTGGCGGCTACCTACAATCCCTTCCTCAAGCAACTTATCAGCGATGGTCATCATATCCATGGCTGTCACCTTCATTCGTTCGTCAATGGCAAGAAATTCGTTGTGTATATCTACAAAGCGGGCTTCATCGAAAAGGCCCCAGTAGGCCAGCCCTTCACGCTTCAAATACTCGGCTTTCAACTCTTGTTCCATACGAACTACGCCGTTCTCGACGCAGTAGTCGCGAACTTGGACGACATACTTATACTCAGCAGAGCTTTCACCAAATTCGCGCTTGATCTTTGGAAGTAAGTTCTGATCCATTTCGAAAGACTTTTCGTAAGCCTTGCGATACTGGAGGCGTCCACCCTTCCCGTTACCCTTAGGAGTCCAAGCAACTGTTCTGCCGTTTGGGTACAAATAACCAATGCTGTGACCAATGCGCTGCGAAGAAACGCCGCGCAAATAAGCAAGTGGATTCCCTTCGCCGAGAGCGACATTAGTCGTCAAGTCAATGCGATGTATAACCGCGCCGTCAGCTACAAGGTCACCAGCTTTTCCGCCTGAGGCACCATCGCGAACAATTACGCGAGTGCAGCGGGTAAATGGCGGCAAACCGTATTGAGCCAGCAGCGAGTTATAAACCGCGACGCACTGGTCAATGGTGGTGAAACCGAAAAGGTTGTCCAACCGCCCTACCCGGCTTGGGTTGCCGTCAACACGAACGTTGCGACCTGACACATGGATCGTGACCGAGGTCGAGAAGCTTTCGCGGTGAACAAAGCGTGGCTGCTTAGTACTCAGCACCTCGTTCGTGTTGGCGTCGATGGTCACGGTAAACACGTCGCACACGACCGGGAGGTCATGCGGGTGTTCCTGAGAAACGGTGAGCCAATCGATGAACATGCGACAATCCTGTCAAGCCACTAAATTCCGTGGCCGAGACTACAAGATGTCGCGGTGATGGCGCAACCTTAATTTCGTTGGTCGTGCCACCATATTTCGGTGGTGTATGGGCATACAGGAGTTAGTTTTATGGATCTGAACCCGGCTACAGAGATCATCATGAGCATTGGCGAGAACATACGGCGGAAGCGCGAGATGCTGGAAATGTCGCAAAAAGCGCTGGCCGAGGCCATCGATAGCGGTGAAAACACCGTATCAGGATGGGAGAAAGGCAAGAACCCTCCCCCGGGCGACAAGGTCGCCGCAATGGCGCGCTTATTTGGTTGTTCGACAGATGAAATCTTGCTGGATGAGCACGAGCGCGACATGGCACCAGAAATGAGAGCTTTATTCAGGCGATTCAGCGACTTACCAACTGAGCTAAAGCCGCTTGCAAGGAGCGTAATCGGGGCTTCGCTAGGGGCTCTTGAGGAAGAAGCGATTCGGTCGAGTTCGACCTAAAACCGCAGATGTCTTCGGTAAAGTGGGGGTGTAACAGCACCCCCACCCCATCGCCGCCTTCGGCGGCTCCATCAAGCCCGAGTCAGGGCGACCAAAGATCAAGGTCAAGAGCGCCTCCGGCGGGCATCCCTTTGATGCATCGGCGGGAGGCCGGGAGGAAAAGCGTCTCCCAGCCACCCACCTCAGAGGATAAAGGGGCGCGTGTGGTAAAGGGGCGCTGCGCTCCGGGACTCCGTTTATCGCGACGGTGGAGCGCTGTCACGATAAGCCGGGGTCGCGGCCCTTGACCATTCAAGACCGAGGACAGGACTGGTCGAGGATCAACAGCGAAGCGGGCAGATGGAGCCATTGCCGTCGGGGTCCGCGCTACGCTTAACCCCGCCGCCAAGGGCTCCCTCCAACCGCGGCGCTAAAGATCGTCGATCAGCCTGGCCACCTCTCGAAGCTTGCGGACGACTTCGTCCAGCTCGGAAGATTCGTCGTCCAACTGGCGAACCCTCAAGCGCAGCTTGCGAATATCCGCGACGAGATTCCCATACGAGTCGATCAGGGACTCAACAGCATGGTCAGGGTCAGAGTTGGCCATGTAGGCCTTGGCATCGCGCACAGCGCGTTCTGAGAGCGTGATAGGGATTCGCATAATCGACCCTATGTTACGCGACGCCCGGCGCCGCTGGCAGTGTCCGGACGCCGCTCAACATAAGGTCTGTGCATTATGCGAA